TTTTACGATCCACTGAATAGCCTCCTGAGTGGATTCATGGATTGTTCTGGATCCAGTTTATTGGCCAGGTCTTCCAGGACTTTGGCAACTTCCGTGGGAAGTTCTTCTTGAGTTTGGTTTAAAGTGATTGGTTGGTTAGCAATGTAATAAGCATTCAATGCGGGATGGTCTTTCAATTCGTCTGGTACAGATAGGCCGTATTTGTCAGCGTAACGGTTTATTATTTGGATTGGCATCATGGCCCCCATATTGAATAGGGATTGGGTCATGTTCATTTAATGTTCTTCATCGTCAGTGTCAATCTCTTCAAACTTAATGGCCCAGTCAGTTATCCCAAATCCGCCTTTTTCTTTATCTCTCCAACCCACATAATTATTAATTAGAGCTTCTAATCTTCTTTGTTTTGGTTTTATGGTGGCTGATTTGTAGTTTTTAACCATTTGCATGGAGGCTGTGTTTCCTCCGCCAAGGTTTCCACGTTGGACTATCATGGCCCGGTATGGATCCACACGTTCAGCTGATATCACCTCATCCCGGTTAGCTTCCCGGTACATTCGGAAGCTGCTATCCTTAATATCAACTGATAATTTTTCAAAGGTGATGGTCACTGGTTGGCTGTCTGCTCCTCCCTTGCTGGGTATCATGAACACCATGTTTCCATGAGGATTCTGCTGCACTTCTCGGAATCTATCTTCTATGGCCCTTTGAAGAACGGACTTACCAGTAGGTTTACCCTCATCATCTAGGATGGGTTGGTTCTTGAAATTCCCTGTGATATATACTGCGTATTGTGGAGTTGCAAAGTTCTTGAAGAAAGTGATATTATAATTTACGGCCGCTTGGTCTCCAATCATTGTACGGATTGCAGGTATGCTATCAGGAGTTCCGTAGTAGGTGGTCCCGGAACTGTAATTAATATCATAAATTAACTCATTAGCCCTTTTATCGTTTGGTAATGAGTTAAATGGATGTTCTCTTCCATCTTCATTATCAATGTCCTTATCCTGCTTATCATCTATACTCCGATAGTCCCCTATCAGTTTAAACCAGCGCCTGGTGATTCCATCCCAGGTGTGCATGAACCGGTTGCCATCTTTGTGGATCCTAAACGTATGGCTGGGAATGTGTTCTAATCTTTGAGGTTCACCTAATACTTGGCCTGCTGTTCGGATTAACTCAAGACCGAGCCATCCTACCTCTTCCTCATCCTGACAGGCTCGGGTGAATAAGTCCTCAGCGGTTGGGTAACAGTTTCTGAGGAATTGTTCCAGGGTCTTTTTGTTTTCAGGGTTAGGCTTATCACCGACTGGTACTATTTTCACACCAAGGCCGGCCGTGTCAACAGCTTTAGTCTTAACAGCAGATGAATGATAAGTGTTAATCTCTTTAAGAGTTGTGAGCATCTTTGGAGGATATGGGGGTTTCATTAATCCATAGAATCCGTAGGTGTTCTGCCCTTCCTTGAGTTGTTTTGATTCCTCATCCACGTTGGCCTTGGTTGCTATCTTTTTTATCTCTTGCTTGGATAGTTTCTTATCGAACAGATCCTTATCAAACTCAAAATCATCTGATTTGAGTGCGAATTTGTCGAGAGTGTTCTTTAGGATTATACTGCCATCGTCAAGGGCAAAAGCGTATGGTTCCATAGTTTAAGACTCCTACTAAAGTAGTAATAGAAAAAATAGTAATATTTAAACGTAAATCTCACTGCCTTCATTCACCATAAAGTAATTAGCCAAACCAGTCATGGTATCCACGGTATGGTCTTTGTCCCCATCTTCACCAGTGAACTCAATCAGGTTATTGATGCATAGTTTGATCTCGGCCATGGTCATGTGGTCTGTGTCGAATTGTACTCTGCCTGTTTCTGCCATGACTTCAAGGTAAAATGCTCGGTCAAGTTTACTGGCTGAAACTTTATCTTTCTGAATATCAAACCAAGCCAATTCATCCAGGTCTATTAATTGTTGTATAAGCATTTTGGATTCACTGGCAGGGGCTTGCTCAATTATACTCACAACAGGAAGACCATCTTTCTTTGTTGTTGATTTATATTTGTACAGGGACTGTTTGGCTGTGAACTTATCATAAACCATACACCTGAAAATAAGTTTGTTTTCATTGTATGCTCCTCTCATTCCACATGTTTCGTCTCCTTCATCACCGGAGGCTCCGAAATCCCAGTACCTTGCTTCATTAAGTAATTTAGGTAATTTCTTTGCATTTGTTAAAACACTTGCTAGGACTTCACCACGTTCATCTAGGAACCATTCACGTTTGAATATCTTCCCTTCACGTTCCTGTGGGTTGCCCTGGTAGATTGCTTCGAATCTGAATGATCCCATATTGGAGCGTTTCAGTTCAAGTTCTTCCTTGGTCTTAATACGTTCACATAATGGTTCTCCTGGTTCTCTGCCCAGGATGTCATCTTCACCTGCAAGTGCTGGGAGGTTCAGTACTACCCATGTGCCGCGTGGTATTTCTCCACCACTTCTAAGGATTTCTAAGGCTTCACGTGCATCTATGTGAGGTTCACCTTCATCTTCTTCAGTGAGACCATGGAGTATCTGCCCGGCCAGGTCCTTCTTACCTAACCGCTGGGCTATGTATACAACCCATGGAGGTTTACCTGTAACTAGGTCTGTATCTAGTCGGGTTTCACCTTCAGTGTACCACCAATCATTTAATTCCTGTTGATGAGTTTTACTATTGGCTTTCTTGAATCCTTTCGTTGGGTCGTCAATGATGAAACCATTGGCACCTTCACCGAGTATGGCCCCACCAATACCGGAGGTGAGTAATCCACCTTCATGACCTTTAATATCCCATCGATAGGATGCGTTACTATGTTGATCCAATTCAATTTCATTCGGTTCAAGGATCCGTTTAGTGCTGGTGACATTGCCCTCTTTATCCTTCTCTTCAACTAATATTTCTTTAACAAAAAGTTTAGGGCCATAAGCTTCTAACAACTGTTTAGATTTCAAACCCCACTTAGCAGCGAACTTAGCGCTGTGGGCGGCTAGAATAATACGGAGGTCCGGGAAACTACCTAAAAACCAGGATAAAAAATATTTAGATATAAGCCATGATTTACCATGCCTTGGTGGACAGAAAACCATTAATCGGTTGAATTTTCCATCAACCATATACATTAATAATTCAATAATCAGAATCAGATGTTTGAAGGCTAACCACCGGCCATTGCTCGCCTCTAATGCGAAAGTTCCTGGACCCAGTGGGAAGTCTTCATTTATTACATCCCTGGGCTTTGTTTGCGGCATTTAAAACATCCAACTCGTGTTCTATGTGTGGTGGTGAACAGATTATTCTCTTAGTGATGGCATACCTTCCTTCAACTTCCACATGACCACTGTTTCGGGTTTCATTAATCTCTGCGGGTTCACCTGCTGCTGTTTTACTTATTTTCTGTGCAGACTCCAGGGCTTTACCAAGATTCATGAGATGATAACCTGCATTTTTAGGAGTGCCCTTAACCACTTCACCTTCCTTTGTAACAAAAAGAACAACATCTTCATCTAAGAGTTTATCAATCTCTTTAACCGCTGCCCGTCTGAGTTTATTAGCTGCTTCATTGAAATGATAATCTTCCACCACTATGGCTTCAGCTTCAGCTTCACTAATTTCTTCATCATTTCTCTGTTTTTTTTCTGCAACTTTTGTGCGTACCTTGGCCACATAGTCCTTTCTTCGCTGTTCCCAGTTGAGCTTCCCAACTTTTCTACGAAGTGTATTATAGGATACTTTGTAATAGTTAGCGGCTTCTTTAACAGTGGGATAAACCTTTTTTCCCTCTTCATCCCTATATCCTCGTACTAAATCCTTATCTATGGTTTCTAGGAGTTTTTCGGTGATTGGTTTATAGTTTGTCATGGGGTGATCATCCTTTGTGTTTTCTGTGTCTGTGTTGTGTCATGTTCTGAGTGGCATTTATTCCGGATATTTTTTCGGAGTTTTTTTAGGTGTTGGTATTTTGTCATGGCCGTGTAGTCTTCAGGATCAGGGCCCTGGCCATAGTATCCTATGC